ACAGGTCAGGGAAGCTATAAAATTTATTAGCGAAAATAAGGAATGGATAAATCTGACTTGGGATGAAAAAGGTCTGAAGTTGCTTACTAAAGAATTTGACGGAAAAATTTTAACAAATATCCGGGAAAACTTAAAAGATGGCGTTTTGGTAACAAATGATAAATTAATGCGCTTTATATCCGAAAAAGTGTATGGGTATGCCTGTGAAGAATGTATACAAGCTTCCCCCTATTTATCCGATAGCGAAAGTTATACTGGATTTGAAGATGGGGTTATTAACGGGTTTTCCTGGGAAGGAGGGAAGCCGGTATTTAATGGAATTAACGGCAAAAAAATAATTAACTATGAACATAAGGTATGGGGTATTAAGCCTAAAAACATGTATCAGAACTTAGCCTTGGAGCTTTTGCTAAACCCAAACATAGATGTTGTGACATTACAAGGGCAAGCTGGGCATGGGAAAACAATTTTAGTTCTTGCCGCTGCACTTCAGCTTGTGTTGCAGAATAAAAAATTTAAGAAGATTTTCATTACAAAATCAACATACGAAGTTGATAAAGAACTCGGGTTTCTCCCTGGAAAAATTGATGAAAAGTTTTTGCCAGCAGTAAGACCAATTGTTGACCTTATACATAAGCTAAATGATTTAAGGCCAGCTACAAGATTATTTCATAGGGAAAATATTGCTAAATTTGATACAAATAAAATAGAATTTTTGCCTTTAAATTTTGTGCAAGGAATGAATATAGAAAATTCTATTTTGATTCTCGATGAAGGCCAAAATTTATCGAGGAAAACTATGCGCACAATTACTACCAGGTGCGGGGAAAACACAAAACTATTTGTTATCGGGGATACAAGACAGGTAATAAACCCTCATATCAATGAATTCAACAATGGACTGAATTGGTTAGTAAAATTATGTAAGGGGGAACCAAATTATGGGCATTTAGTGTTAAAGGGCAGAACATCGAGAGGACCAATTACCGATCTTATTCTTAAATGTGGATTATAGGGGGGACGATGGAAACAAATGTTATAGATATAACCGGATTAATCGAAGAAGCACCTGTATGTCCTATTTGCGGGCTACCTATTTTAATCAACGAAAATTGCATAATTGCGCAGGCAGAAAGCATGATTTTTCTAATTCATTATGAATGCAGTGATGTTGAATTTTACCACGCATAAAAAATAGGGGAATATTTTGAAAACTGATAAATTTATTGATTATCTTAATAAAAATTTGCCGAAAAACTTTTATTGTAAATATTCATACGGCAGTAATAAAGTGTATTTGCTGAATAACGGAGAATATGTTTATTTATTTTATATCCAAGAAATTGAAGAAGATTTTGTTCTTTGCTGTTCTTTAGTTTCCACTATGATAGATCTAACGAGATAAGGAGAAAATGTATGGACACTGATGGTGAAAATCTTTGGAAAAAAACAGAATTTTCAAATGCACTTAATAGTTTAATTGAAAATAAAACCAATTACATAAGATTGATCAAGGAAAACGCAGAACTTAAACATGAAAAATATGAAGCTTTATTAAATGCAGGTTTCGATAAAAAAGAAGCCCTCGCAATTGTAATTCAAACACCTACAATGGGATAAACTAATGAAAATTAAATTGCATGGGAATGATATTGTTTGTACGGATATTAGCCCAAACATTAAAATTGCGGAATTTAATGATGAATGTACTTCAACAGCAAAAAAAAGGTTGGTTTTAATGGCGAATTTTGGCCAAGATTTCATGGATATATATCAAAGCCATAGATTGGACATGCATATTTCCAATGTACACGAAATGTTACAGAAAATGGAAAAACTATATTCAGAATATCATTACGAAAGAACCAAGATTAGGAGAAAAAATGAATAAAAAATGTACAATTTGTGGCAGAACTGATATGAAAACAGATAATTTTTGCAAACTATGTCATACTATGGTGGCTGCTATGTATTCCAATTACACTACTAAACAGATTATGGCAATGTATTCCCATGTTTTGGGGTTGAAAGTAGTTCAAGAAATTACAGACATCACATACGATACTTTAAAATCACAATATGAAGCAGAAAAATTGAAGGAAGGGGGGCGATTAAATTGAATAAAAAATTCCTGAATCCAAGCGTATTATCAGAATACATAGAGACATTATGCGCAGAAAAAGGGCATCCCGACACTTTAAAAGAAGCTATGCTACTACAAGTTCAGAAATTGCGGCAGATTTATGGCGATTCCATACCAAAAGATGATTTTTTAACTGTAATGGGGCAGTTACAAAATTCTATAAAAACAGGATACAAGAAACAGCCTGTAGATGTACTGGAATTTCTGCTGAGTTCCGAGTATCTTAACTTAGAAGGCACAATTCGGCCAAAAATAAAGAACATCCTTATAGATATTTTTGGAACACATAATCATTGTTATGAAGTCTGCCTGAGTGGTTCCGTGAGATGGGGGAAAACATATTTAACATGTTGCGCATTTTCTTATCATATTTACAAGTTGAGTTGTTTATATAACCCGCAAACACATTATTCTCTTTCCCCCGGATCTGAAATCATTTTTACCATGCAATCATTAAAAGAATCAAAAGCAAAAAGAAATTTTTCTGAATTTAAAGGTATGATTGCTGATTCGGAATATTTTAAGAAACATTTTCCATTACAAGGTAGGGCTAAAAATTATGCCGTATTTCCTGGAAATATTATTGTAAAGCCGATTGCAACAACTAATACTGCCGCAATTTCGGAAAATGTATATGCCGCCTTTATTGACGAAGCAAACTTTCTACAAGTTATTAAAGGTTCGGCACACCAAGCTCTTGATGAACAATATTACGACCAGGCCACAGTTCTTTACCAAACGATTAAAGACAGAATTCAGAATCAGTTTAAAGATATTTCCACGGGGGAATGGCCCGGCAAACTATATTTGGCTTCGTCGGCCAACCATACGGATGATTTTATTCAAAATAAAATAAAAGAATCCAAAAAATCAAATCATATATATGTTGCAGACCATGCGTTATGGGAAGTAAAGGATACAGATAAATATTGTGGCAAGAAATTTTGGATACAGATGCCTACGGAACTCAATGGGGGGGCAATATTTGAAAATAAACCAAAAATAATAACAGACGAAATTATAGAAATTCCAATTGAATTTAAAGAACAATTTGATGCAGATTTACATGGTGCTATCAGAAATGTTGCCGGAAGGGCTATTTCGAGAGAATCTAAATTTATCCCGTCACATGTTCTTTTACAAAATATCGAAAATTACAATAACTATTATCAAAGTCAACAAATATTTACTGTTCAGGAAATATGTTTGAATGATGTGATGGACATTAGATCATTATTAAACATAGAATTCATTAAAACTATTAACCCATTTTTTACCTTCCATAGTCATTGCGATCTATCTTTGTCCCAAGATTCTTCCGGCATTGCATTTGGGGCAACTGTTGGCGCAGTTACGACTAAAAAGAAAGAAACATTAGATGTAGACACTAAAGAAAAAGTTGAAATTGTGGAAGCTTCTGCTCCAGTTTATGCAATTTTCGGGCTTTTAAAGATAAATCCCCCGAATAACGGTCAAATTGATATTGCAAAGGTCGAAAAACTATATCTTACGATTAAAGAATATTTGACAAATTTTACCTCGTTTTCGGCAGATAGGGCATACAGTATTACATTAATTCAGAATTTAAGGAAGAATGGGGTCACGTCACAGTATTTATCTGTAGATAAAACAACAGATGCTTATATTGAAAAGAAAAATTGCTTAACTGAAAACCGGCTCTGGATACCGGAACACGAAGCACACAAAAAAGAATTGAAAGGGCTTATTCTTGATATTGAAAAGGGCAAGGTGGATCATCATCGGACCTGCGCAAAAGATGTTTCGGATGCAGTGGCTGGTACGGTATATGTTTTATCAAAAAGAAAAGCCACATATAAAAAAACAGATAAACCAAAACAGTTATATGCAATGCGGAAAGAAAGTGGAGATGATAAAAAGAAATCAGATAGACCAAGTTTCGGAACAAGACCAAGATCATTAAATAGGTCGCGAAAATGGCAAAGGAGGAGATAGTGAAGGCTACTTTAGAATTCAATGAAGAAGAAATTAACGAATTTAAATTAGCTGTAAAGGGATCTGATTTTTATTATGCTTTATCTGAAATACAAAATGAACTGCGAGATTACGATAGATATTCTAAACAAGCCAAAGACTGTATTAACAGGATAAGAGAAATAGTATATGATTCTGGAATGGAGGAAATAGAATGAAAGAAACAATGAAATTTTGTAAAAATTGTAAATACATAAAGGATGTCAAAGTAGTTGATTTATGCACACATCCTTATTCTACATACGCTACGAATTTAGTTACAGGGGAACCAATACACCAAGCTTGTTTTCGTATGCGATGGGAAGACGGAAAATGCGGCCCAACTGGAAAATTATTTAAACCTTCATTATGGTATAGGATAAAAAATGAATTTACAAGATGCTTTAAAAAAAGCTAAACAAACCACAGAAGAATCCAGGGCTAAATACAGGTCTAAACAATTAAATAGGCCAATTTCAGTAACAGGGCTTATTCAATACCTACAAGAACAATTAACTGTAAATAATTTCGGCCCTATGCCACCAATGACCAAAGAAAATAGGCGTAAAATTAATGGGTTTATTAAATTCTTGAAAAATAATGGGTTTAATGATAAAGATATCTATCTTTTTATTGACAAGTGCGTAGAAAACTGGTATATGTTGCAAAATATTGACATGTACACAGACAAAAGAAAGAAATACAAATTGGATACAAGGCCGAATCTGGTTGATATTATTCATTGTAAGACTCAAATTTTTAATGAATTAAATCAAGAAGAATTGGACGAAGAAATTGATCTTTTAGACGCTTGGGGGGATATGTGACTAAAGAACAGATGGAATATGGGGAACAAAAATTATTGCAATTTGCGAATCGGCATAATATTTCAAAAGATACCGCAATAGATATACTGGAAGACGTAGAAGGCTTCCATTATTTCTGGAACTGGGTTAATGCAGATGAATTCCTAAACCACAAACTTCATGAAAGGTATATCAAAAGTATTAAAAATGATTATTAATATAATGTTTTTTATATTAGGAGGTATTTTCGGTTTATGTATGGGCGCATTTTTGACTAATTATAAATGGATGTTTAATGCTGGGGAACCACAAAGAATTTTGTATAATAAAAAATATTACAAAGTAATAAAAATAGACAGTGAAGGTTCTTGGAAATTGGCAGAAATTCATAACAAAAATAGGTAATACATGAAGTATTTTTGGCAAGATGAAGAAGAAAATAAATGGATATTACCCGTTATCCTTGATAAAGATATACCAATATCATATACAAAAGACCCTGGAGCAGAAATAAGGAATAAACTTGAAGCGATCTTTAAGTACATGAACGGAACAAGGAATTTTATTCTACTTATTTCCAACCGCACGGCCTTTGTAAATTCTTTTTTTTATTACGTTGGTGTTACATGGATGACAAATTACAATAAAACTTTTGAAATTGTGGATTTGGGGCACATTAAAGAAGATTACACCCTTCTACAAAAAATGGAATACGCTCCCTTGTTAATGGTTCCGTATGTAAATACAGATACTTATTCTCTTAGAGGAATTAGGGATAGAATCGGTGCAATTTTGATTAAAAGGCAAGTAAGAAATATGCCGACAATAATTGAATTGTATTCGAGAAAATCGGCACCGAATCTTACACAACAAGAAATTCTTGGCCTCTTGCAGTCATTATCATCTATTTATGGAGATAATTGCGCCGGATCGTTCTTAGACAAGACATCAAACTGTAAATTGATTCGATTAAAATAAAAAAGGATGGGATATGCTTGATATAGAAACATATTGTGGAATATGTGGAGCACATTGTTGTAATAACACTGATATCAAATATGGGCAAAGTTCTGTAAAGATGACAATAAAATGCCCAGAATGCACAAAAAGAATTGAAACATTAGAAAAAGAAGTAGAAGATTTAGAATACAATTTAGAAACTGTCAGGAGGTAAAAAATGGCAATTAAAGAAACATCTACGGTAGATGCGACACCAGAAATTATTCATGATCACATTAGAAAATTAGCAGATGCAATTTACGCAAAAAGTGGAGTTAAATTGGAAGATGTTAGAATTAATTGGTATGACGTAGGGTTTGACGACTCTATTATTGCAAATATAAAAATTGAAACAACCAAAAGGAATTAGTTATGAATAAAAAACTTGTAATATACCTCACTACCCCATATTCCCTAAAAATTAAATCGAAAGAACTAAACATGACTCGCCCAGATTATTTGGAACAAGACAAAGAAATTCGACAAAAAAGGTTTGAAGCAGTAAATGAAGTTGCAGGTAAACTTATTGAAGCAGGATTTGCGGTTATCAGCCCGATTTCACAAAGCCATCCTATTATTCAAGGCAATTTTACAGGCGCATTTGATGAATGGGACGATATTAACTGCAACTTGCTTAGTAGATGTGATATGGTATTTGTATTTTGTCAGGATGGTTGGGAAAAATCCAGCGATACCCAAAAAGAAGTCACTTTTGCTATTAATGCTAAAATACCTGTAATGAAAATTGACGAAGACCTTAAAATTTTAGGAATTCAATCATGAAAGTTAATATACGAATAGAAGATTTGGAACTTAGAAATTTTAACCCAATCGCAACAGAAAATAAAGAATCAGTATCTCTTGAAATTGTAAGATGGCAGTCTGATTCATCGTGCTATACTGTAGCTTATTGGGAAGAAGAGAATACCGTATTTGTTGGAGACCGGCCATTACATGTTAACAAGGGTATATTTTGGGGGTTAATAGAATTAGGCCAAACTATAATACAGAAGGACTACGATAGGATGGAATAATGAAAGACTTTTGGGGCAAGCCAAATTGTCCAAAATGTGGCTCTATTAAAGGGTTTAGGTTTCATTACGACCCAACTGAAGACAATATACTATACCCAAATGAATGCAAAAACTGTGGGTGTTTTTGCAACGTATTTGGGGAAATCAAGAAGAAGCAGTTCGAAAGAAGGAATAGTTATCTACCTATGCCTTTTATGCTTGTGTTCTCATAACTAAAGAAAAAATTCACGAACTCATATTTTGCAGCAGCTATAATTAATGTTTCAATTTGTGTTTGTGTTGGATTAGTAGCCTATTTTACTAAAAGTCCTTGGGCATTATTGAGACTGGCATTTTTATTTAGAGTAGAAGGAAGTTTTTAATGGAAAAAATAGTAACACATCCTTTATATATAAGATGTAAAAAAGTTATAGAATCTTGCCAAACCCTACAACAATTTGAAGTTGCGCTCAAATATGGGTCTTTAGCGCAAAGAATAACAGAACCTAATTTGCTTATTTGTGACATTGATGATTGGAGAGAACACGCTGAAATTTGGGAAAACATGCTGAAAGGAATCTGAATGGAATTCGACGAAATTAAAAAAGAATATTATAAAGTTCTGAATGAATTGGCAAACTGTAGTGGAAGAACTATAGAAGAAATTGATGTTGAAATTTCGGAAGCCTTAGAAGAATGTAAAAACGTAGATGATATTATGGTCAGGGCATCGGAGATATTTGATGAGTAGCATTGGAATTGGGATACTAAAATCAGTTATAGCGCAAAATTTGCCGTTTTCTGAAATAGTGGAACATGGTATAGACGAAACTTTTTTAGACGGAGACGAAAAGGATGCTTATAACTTTGTAAAACAATTTAAATATAAACATAACCAATATCCAAATTTAAAAACTATTGAAGCCGAAGTTCCTGGAATTTCTTTTACAGCATTGCCGGAAGAACCTGTAGAATATTGGGCTACAGAAATAAAGGAAAGGAAGAAATTTTGGCTTATCTCTTCACTTAATGGCCAAATAACGGAATACCTTAGAAAAAATAATATACCAGATGCCGTATCAGAATTCAAAAAGGTAAATGATGCTTTATTACGCATTAATCAAGAATTTTCTGTAGAAGATATTGCCAAAATTCAAGAAGATGTTTTGGATCGGCATGATAAAGTTCAACGAACTCCTGGAATTTCGGGTATTCCTTTTGGGCATCCTTTATTAGATAATTTGACATATGGCCAACAAGGGGGGGATTTTAATGTATTAATTGGACAAACAGGATCTTGTAAATCATATTTCAGCATTAGTTGTGCAAAATCGGCGTATAATGCCGGTAAAAATGTGATGGTGATAAGCCCTGAAATGCCAGCAGAACAAATTGCAAGAAGGGTATTAGCAATTCAAATGGGGCTGGCGGACGAAGATATAAGAAAAGGCAAATTATCAATGTATGCGGTACAAAAAGCCCGAAAAATAATTAATGAACCTATTTCTATAGAGGGGGAAGAACAAAAAAACTGGTTTAAAATTTTACCAAGTGGTATGTATACTGATGTAAATAATATAGTATCAGTAGCCTCGGAGTACAAACCTGATTTGCTTGTTATAGATGGGTTTTATATGCTCAGCAATAAACATATTCGAACAAGTGCTGGGTGGCAGGAAGATGAATCTGTTATCTATACATTAAAGAATTTTGCTTTGCATTCTTTGATCCCAATATTAGGGGTAACTCAGTATAACAGAAATAAACCCGGAAAATTAGAAGGTGCAAAAGGAAGTCAGGCCGTAGAACATACAGCTTCTAATTATCTTAGTCTCGAATTTGAAACTCCTTCGGACAGGGAATCGAGGCAACCCATACAAACCAGAGTATTAAAGATTTTAAAAAGCAGGGACGGAGATTCGGGCATTTTCAAATACGAATTTGATTTCCGTAAGACAACAATAACAGAATTAAATATGACATCTGGCAAAGAAAATTTAGATGTTGATGATGAATATGTCTGCACATTATAGGGAACATTATGTTTGAAGATATTTTAAAAGCAATGGATGAGATAGAAGACATTAAACCTTTATCGGATTCCCAGGAAATAAACGGAAGATACATCTACCCAGATAGGTGGAATTTATTAAAAAGAAAATTGGCAAATGAAAACTTAGGAGATTATTGTGGAAAAGAAATTCATAAAATTCCTAACAAAAAATAACGCCTATAGGCAGTTCATGTACAATTTGGCGTATTGTCCTTCAGGTGTCATGTCCTGGACATTATATAAGGATACAACTCCAGAAATAGATTGGATCTTATGTGCTTTTGATTTTGAACAATCAAAAGAAGGGCATGAATTTTGGTTTGATCTTGCCGTAAAATGGCATAATCTAATAGATTGATCTTTAAGTACATTTAGTTTTCCTATAAAACCCGGTTATTAAGTTAACCGGGTTTTTCTATTTCCCCATATCCCATCCAAATCATCAAAAATTCTTAACAAATTCCAAAAAAACATCAATTTTTTTTAATTAAGGCTTGACAAGAATTCCCCCAATGGTGATTATATATCACAAACATATCAATAAATCTTGATATCAATATATATTGATATCTATGCATATATAAGGATAGCATCTTATGCTCCCCAAACCAAAAGAGAATGAAACACAATCTGAATTTGTGGCAAGAGCCATAGACAGTCCTTCTATTAAAAATGAATTCAAAACAAATGCACAAAGAATTTCTGTAGCATCTACTTTGTGGGAAAATGCAGACAAGAAAGAAGAAGAAACTTCAGGGCATTTTGTAAAAATAACTAAGACGGACAAAATCCACAAAATTGTTAAAGGTGTGGTGTACACTGCCGGGGATGTTGACACTGATGGCGAAACCCTTTCTAAAGAAGATGTCCAAAAGATTTGTTGGAATTTCTTAGCGCAACGGAAAGAAAAGAATATTGATGTTCAACATGATTGGCAACAATCTGGTTGCTATGTAGTTGAATCTTATTTCACTGAAAAAGATGACCCCGATTTTCCAGCTTATTCTTGGGTGATGGCTACCAAATGTACAGATGAAATTTTTGAAAAAGTGGAAAACGGAGAACTTAATGGATTTTCTTTTGGAGGGTATTCCGAAAAATTTGTGCAACGAGTTATGCTCGAAGTTGCAAAACAAATTATGGGGGAAACCAATGAAAACCTGAATAAAGATGTAATTCCACCCCACAAACATAATTTTATCCTGTGGTATGATAATGAGGGCACCCTGGTTAAAGGCTTAACTGACACGGTTAACGGGCATTCCCATACTATTACATATGGCACGGCTACAGATGTTGCCGTATCTCATAGTCACGGAGTGGATATTACGGAATCTTAGTCAGGTATCACAATTGAGGATTAAAATATGGCTAAAGTAAAGAGTATCATAACAGAGGCAGACGTTACGTTCTTAAAGGATGTGGATGTGGAATATGTGTCGCTCGTAGGACATGCCGCAAATCGTCAGCCATTCAAAATTATCAAAGGCGAAGTTAGAGGAGATAAAGTTATGCGGAAACAAACTATCTATAATGTCCTTATAAAAAAGGGCGTTACAGAAGAAAAACTTCAGGAGCTTGCGAATGAACACAAGTTTTCTGTAGACCAGAAGGACGAAACAGCCCTCGAAGGGTATGACGTTTATAATCAAATTGAAGAAGATGAAATTGACCCCGATACTAAAAAAATGGCGGCAATCACTGATGATGTGTATGCAATTGTGGCCGACCTAAAAGAGGAATCTAAAGTAGACGGGATAGAAAAAGAAGAACTCGAATATGAAACAATGGAAAAAGTTGCGGATTCTCTTTTCGCAATGATGGATATTGTTCTCGGAACTATGCGGCAGCCGGATGCGGAAAACCGCAAAGAAATGATTACATCTGCTGTAACAAATTTTTCTAATTATGTAGATGCTGCCCTTTCTACTATGAAAAAAGAAGATGTCTTAGAAGATTTTGAAATTAAAAGTGAAATCATTAAAGAATACTTTTCAAAAGAAAATGAAGAAGAAATTGATTTCGATACCTTTACCCAAGAAATCGAAGCAACCTTGAAAACTAAATTTGAAACTTTATTTGAAGAAAAACTTACTGAAGTTAAAGGTGAAATTTCTGAAATCAAAGATAATCTTAATACTTCTTTAAATGAACAGTTTGAACTTTACACAAAAAAAGAAGATGTAGAAAAAGAAATGGCTACAGTTAAGACTGAACTCAAAGATCTCAAAAATACTACCAAAAAAAGAAATAGTGAGATCAATGAGGAAGTTTCTAAGCCCAAAAATACAATTAAACGGGAATCTAAGCCCGGACAATTTAAAACATTTGTTTAACATAGGAGATTTAATAGAATGACCGATTCTCGAAAAATTATTGAAAAAGCGGATCTTGCTGTAAGCCAGATGATATCTGATGGTGGGTATCTCAATGAAGAGCAGAGTGATACGTTCTATCGCACCCTTATTGATGAACCTACTCTTATTAGCAGAGTTAGGACTGTTCAGATGAATAGCCCTAAAATGAATATTGATTCCATCGGATTTGGTTCTCGTATTCTTCGCGCAGCTCCTTCTTCTGGAACTGCCTTAGCATCTGATGAAAGAGTTCGTCCTGCTTTTGGTCAGGTGCAACTCGATACCGAAGAAGTTATTGCTGAAGTGCATATTCCATATGATGCCCTCGAAGATTCTATCGAAAGAGGCAATTTGGAAAATACCATTATGCAGATGTTGACTGGTCGGGTTAGTCTCGATCTGGAAGAACTTCTGATTAATGGTGATACTTCTTCTGCGGATTCTTATCTTGCATTGTTTGATGGTGCCTTGGCTCTTGCTGGACATACAGTAGATGGTTCTTCCTTTACTGCTATTAATAAAGATGTGTTCAAACCGGCACTCCAGGAAATGCCCACTCAATATCTGCGCAATCTTGCATCCATGAATTTTATGATGTCTTGGCATAATGTAATTGAATATAGGGATGCACTTGCCGGACGTGAAACTGGTACTGGTGATGATTTTTATCTAAATCGTCCTACTGTGTATGCGTTTGGGGTTCCCATTGCGCCTGCCGCTCTTATGCCTAACGATGAAGTTCTTTTTACTTATCCCCAGAATCTTATTTTTGGTATTCAGCGTGATATTATGATTGAAACGGATAAAGATATTCGTGCTCGTAATCTCATCGTCGTACTTACTATGAGAATTGCAATTCAAGCTGAAGAGCAAAATAGCATTGTAAAAGTTGACAGCATTTCTGTCTAAAAAATAAAGCCCCTTGAAACATAGGGGCATTTTATAAGGAGAATTAAAGAATGAAGAATTATATGGACCAGCTTAGACTTGCCGTAGTTGCCGGAACAGGTGATTACAGTGATTCGAAAACCTTGGATGCTGTCAGTGATCTTAAAATGATCAAAGGCAAGCTTTACGATACTTCCAGTTCAGCAGATGCTTTTTCATCCCTATCCGCAGGCAGTGTAGTGCGTATGACTGGATGG